TAAGCTGTGCAGCGTGCCGTTTGGTAACCAGCCTTGTTGATCCTTTTTTGTCAACCGATTTGTTCCCGTGAACATAATCCTTTGCGAATTTGAATTTGACTAATGACATGATTTCGTTTTTTGATTATTGATTTTTAAATGGGAGCGGAAACTTAGGTCCGCTCCCTTATTTACTTATTCAGTTAGTTTTTCTGTAGTTTCCGCTACCATTCATGTACTTTGATATAGATCTTGGTAAATGTCATACTGTCTGTAGTGGCGCAACTATTATCTGTCGCCAGCTGGACCCGGAAATAACGATAGAATTTACCAAGCGGCACTTCAGTTATAAGTGTCGTATCGGATAGTTCATAGTCCGCACTTTTGCCGGTTCCTTTATATACAGATGCATAAGTACTCGCTGTAAAGACTTTCCCCTGCAGATCAAAGGAATAAGTGTCAGTTGTGCCCTTTCGGGATGCTACATCTACATATGCAGTTGCCGTACAGGGTCCTGTCTTGTTTGCCAGGATATCAAAGTTCAGAGTGTCCTTACCGCTTACCCCTCCAAGGTATTGTGTAGCGGTAGGAGTGAAGGCGTACCATGATTCGCTTGTAGAGAGCGTCTTCGAGGAAGATGAAGTTCCGCTTGCAGCTCCCATTATCAGGGTGCTGATTACTATCAGGCAGATGAGTCCGAAAAATGCGATTAACTTTTTCATTTTATTTATCCTTTCTTATTTTGAAGTTTATATCACTTTTTCACCTGATTATCCTGCTATCTTCTGGATTGCACTCTGAATGTCAGAGAGTGTATCATAGACAAAAGCATAGATGTGAGGAGCCGGGAATTTGACAGCGTACCTTACGGAGGCGGTAATGGTCTTAAGATCATATTCCGGGTCGGTTGAATCCTGATCCCATATCTTAATCTCAATACCCCTTCGGGTGTAAAGGGTGATCTTTGAGAAGTCACCTACCAGTATGTCGCCGGCTGTTATCAGGTTGCTCTTTACGGGTCTTACGCCGTCAATTGACATCCTTGAAGCATCAGCAAAAGGAGGAACAACATAATTGCCGTTCTTATCCTTTGCAAGAAGCATCTTGCGGTAATCGGCAGGAGCCATAAAAGCGTAATTTGCCAGGTAGTTATACTCATCTATCTGGTTTGAAGCGGCTATGATAGCATCCATGTTGTTCGGGCTTTCGATCTCACCGTTCAGAGATGTTGAAGCATAGGCAGAAGCGGTTGTTTTGATTCCGTCAACCTGGGGAGATACTCCACTGCCTCCATAGAGCTGTGATTCCATTTTCCTTTCAACCGAAGGGAAAAGCTCATTTTTGATCTGGGTCAGAAGTTCATCCCAGTCTTCGAGGGCTTCATTGGTGACTTTCAGGAAGGTTCCGCATTTCTCAACTTCAGCTGACTTCTGAATGTATGTCATATCGCTCTGAGCGTACTGATTACCTTCAGCTACCTGGTTGGTTCCTTCTGTTCTTGCAGATCTCTCAACCCATGTTACCCTGTTTGAATTGGTAACGCCGCGATTGACAGCATCCAGCATCATGATCTGACGGTCCGGAAGTTTTTCAACGCCCGGAGTTCTCATCGGAACAATAACAGCGTTAGCAAGGGCTGAATTGCTCAGTTCAGTTGCCTCATCGATTGTTGAAGCCTTCATATAAAGCAGCGGGTTCACGTCCTTCATCTCGAAAGTGAATGATCCGCCAGGGATAATCGATTTCCCGTTCAGAAGTGCAGCTTTCCCTTTTTCCTTGTAAGCCTTCTCGAAATCTCCGAAAAGAGAAACCGGGCCGCCAAACTTTTTGTCCTTTAATTTCAGTTCAAGGGCATCAAACTGAGCTGAGAGCTTGGTAACATTAAGTTCCATCCCTGCAGCTTTGTTGATCAGGTCTTCGATTCTTTCAATCGGAGCCTTTTTGTCGATCTCTTTTTTGAGCTCTACATTGATCCCTGAGAGTTTCTTTAACTCTTCATTGATCTGACCTGTCAGAGCTTTTAATTCCTGCTCGTTCATCTTTTAATGATTTTTTAAGATTGATAAAATAGATTCCAGTATTGCTTTTGAGTCCGGCTCTTTGACTTCCTGAGTGGTCTTTATAACCGGCTCGGGCATGACCTTGAGTGAACCTATAATAGCCTGTATTTTGATTATTTCTGCTTCAAACTGCTCGCATGACTCATCTGAGTATTTGCCGTTCTTGAGAGCCTTACCGAGGGATTCAAGCCTCTTATTAAGGTTTGCAAGCACGTCTGTCATTTCACCTTTTGCGCTTATCACTTCAGTCAGGGAGTTTGCGCCCCATGTGACAGATGAGTATTCCCAAAGCTTAAGCTCAAGTAGCTTCCGGTATTCGACCTGTCCTGATGCCTGGTTGAGAACATCTTCACGCTTGATGACATTATAGCCTATTGACAGCTCGGTGATGATCTTGTCGATATGCTGTTGAAGTTTATCTTGAGAAAACCTGTCCTTTCCGAATTGGGTTTCAAAATAAAGCCCCTTTTCATCTTCTTTCAGCACCTTTGGAATACCGATAGGATCAAAAGAGGAGTGCATCCATAGATGTTTGATCCTGCAACGTGTGCTTTCCGGGCCCCTTTCCTGAATTGTTTTAACAAAGGCTCCAGGGGTGATCATATCACCATCTGAATCAATGTTATTAAAGATCGAAGCATAGCCGGTGACCATGCCAGTCTTTTCATCTATATCCTTGAGCTCGAAGTTTGATTTTACCTGAAAATTTGCCATTGCCTTATATTTTAATCCACGTTAAAAATGTGTGTGCATCTACAATTTATTATTTCGCCTGCTTCGCCTTCCGGATCTCCCGGATACTTGCAATTGCCCGTATAGATAAAGTTCATTCCAACTTCTCCCATCTGCTCATTGCCCATATGCGAGGGTCTTACTCCCGGCAGTCCTGATGTTCTCCACGCTTTTCCGCTGCATAGTCCTGTCAGATCAGCCGCCTCGAAGGATCCTTTGTTTGAACTTCCAATAACCTCTGTTCTCGCTATGCGTTCAGCCTGATAGCGATTAATCATCGTTAGCCCGTCAGTAAGTTCATTGATCATCCTTCTTTGAAGCTCGGGGATTCCGCTTCCGTCAATCACGCCCTGTTCAAGTACCTTGTCAATTAGCCCGTTTACTATTTCTGTCTGGGTGTCCATGATCTGTTTGAGCTTTGACTGACTTCTTCCATTGTAATAATGCCTAAACCGATCCTCCCAGAAGTCAACCTCTCCAGCCTTTAGCTCAATTTCACCTGTAATCTCTTTCCCCTTTGCCCGTATCCTTCTATCTGTCTGAACTGCGAATATTGAACCTGTCTTAATCCAAAGCTTTTCAAGGAACCTGTTCATCGGATCTTTAAGAATCATCCCTTTTACCCTTTCTTTTAGCTCTCTGGGGTCCATATTTGCGGCTGCGTGAATGATTGGAGCCTGGCAGGAAATAAGAACCTTAATCCCTCCCGACCAATACTGCGAAATCAAAGAACGTCTTAACCTTTCGTCAATTTGTACTTGCATGACGATAGTCTCTTATCTTAAGTGCCTTCAGCACATCTTCTGTCACATTCTGCTCCGGGGGAAGTCCGAGCGAGCTAACGGGCATCATTCCGGCTGCATCAAAGACCTCATCCATGCCCGGCTCGTTAAGTGTATCATGGCCCGATGCTTCCCTGATCTCGTTTTTAGTGAATGATCTGGAAGCAACCATCCAGCCAATAAGCTCAACCATGTTCTTTTGAAGCACTTCTATTCCGGAATAATCAGCCTGAAGCGTATGGCCCTCTTCTTTACAAGCCTTTGCAAGCCACTTAGTATGTTTTTCAAGGCAAGCGTCAAGGTTTGGCATAATAGCATCAGCCCAAAGGGATTGCTTTGCCTCTTTGAAGTTCATGTAGGTTTTACTTTCTGAGCCTGCCATCAGGATATCCGGAACATTATAAGCGTTATATATCTTGCCTCCGAATGATCCAAGGGCCTGAATGATCATAAGCTCCCGGTTGGTAAGACCGAAATTCGTCCATTTATGATCTTTTGAAGTAGTTACGATCTTTCCGAAGTTATGAGCACCTGAATAGTCATCCTGGATTTGCTGTTTAATCTTCGATAGTACCGGCTTAGAAACTCCCTCAGTTGATCCTTCCGGGGCAAGCAGTGTCAGTATCCCAAATGCTCCGAGATGCTGAAACGAGGCTACAAGCGCATTATAAGCTGCATCACTGCCAATGATTGACTTAAAGATTGGCTTAAGACGACTCATTCCCATCAGATGACCTGTACCATTGCGGTCATAATCCGGATTAAACTCTTTCCAGTGCAGGACCTGCTCTTTCGAGTAGTCAATCACGTTTCCTGACATGAGAAAGCTCCAGCCTGCAATGGGATCAAAGTAAGTGCCTATGTTCATCTTCATCCACTGGGGAGGAAGAGGGTCAATTCTTACGGGAAGTCCAGCATTAAGACCCATTTCAGGGGACTGGTATGCTGCCATGCCATTACCCATAAGCAGAAAGAAGGTCATGACAGCCTCGATATACTCACTTTGGGTCATATAAGGGTTTGGATTCTTCAGAAGATTCAGCATCCTTCCGTTTTTGACCTCTTCGCCCCTTGCATCAAACTGCTTAATCGGTACCCTTGAAGCTGGCTCAGTGATCTTGTTTATGACCGTAAACACGTCGCCGTTCTCTGTATAGCCCTTGACATAATGACTTGAACTCCAATCCGGGTAAACGGCAGTGGCAGCGATCTGCCTCAGAACATACTCATCGAGCTTATTCGCGTTCTGGGTAGGAGCTGCAGTTGTTTTTGGTCTTAAAAGCCGGTCAAATAATCCCATGACTTTATTTTGTTTATGCTACACAATCATCATCATTCGCCGTCTTATGATCCTCCATAAGGAATGTCACCAGCCAGACAAGCGCGTCAATCCTACCGGGTGACTTCTCGCCCTGTATCCAGTTTGTCATCTCATCTTCAAGCTTTGGCAGGGTTCCTACATGATGAATCCTTTGCTGCTCATACAGAGCTACAACCGGTTCAGCCCTTACTACCTTACCCCTTGAAGCCCAAACGCCCTTATAGGATACAGTCTTATCAATGTTCCGGATAACAGTCTCAATAAGATCGCCCCCGTTATTTGTCTCGCCGATTACCCTATCAGCTTTATTCTTGTCGTATGACAAGAGTGCTTTTGTCGCCCAACCTTGAGGGGTGTATATCCCTGAGTCATCTGCCCAAACATATATATGACCTTTTGCATCTTTGCCGCCGGTTATTATCCCTGTTTCATCTGCATCCTCGCCTGATGTGACAGAAGGGTCAATGGCAACTGCTACCCTGATCAACTCCGAAGGCATCTCTTTTACCCTGCCATGTTCGATCATTGAGAGGGTCCAGAGAGCGCCTTCAACATCTTCGAGTATTTCAGCGTTCAGCTCCTGACGGCCTAACCGGGTACCTTCGTATTTCTTAAGGATTGTTTTAAGGAAAGCCGGTGCAAGGTTATTGATATTATCGTATGTAGAGCCGTTGGTTACAAACACTGAAGGATCCTTGACGAGATCCTTAACTAACTTTATCGGCCTTGGAGTAGTAGTTACAACACATCTGGGATTTGAACCGAGCCTTAAGCCCATCATGAGGTTGTCCCATGTATCTTCAGGGTACTTCCATGCCGCCAGCTCATCGCACCATGCTACATGACACTGAGGGCCTCTGAGTCGATCCGGTTCATCGGCTGAAAATACAAGCGCGTAAGCTCCATTGTTCCATGTAAGCTTACGCTTTGAAGGTTCATATTTCGGTTTATCCCAGTGAGGTGAACATTCCAGAATACCGGCGGGACCTTCTACAAGTACATCACGAGCGTCACCGGCTGTTGGGCCAATAATGTGAATAATCGGATTTGATTCTTTCCACTGCCTGATCGTTTCAGCTCCTACCCTGGTCTTTCCAAAGCCGCGACCTGCCTTAAGCAACCATACAGTCCAGTCACCTTCAGGGATAAGCTGAGAGGGCCGGGCGTTTAATGTCCAGCGGTATTTTATCTCAAGCGCAAACTCTTCCTTTTGTCTTTGATTCCACGAGTTTGGCTGCAAGAGCAACGAGCTGTTCATCAGTAAGATTGCTAAAAGAAGTCCCATTATTTGTATGATCGATTTGTTGTTTTTCAGTCAATCCAAGTTCACGAGCTATTATGTTCGGATTCAACAGGTCACATGCTGCACCTTCAAACTTCTGAGCATAGAATAACCCCCTTATGTGCGCTATGATTCCGAAATACACTTCATCCTGTTCGTAATTCTTGAATGTTTGAGGGTTAATATTTGCAAATAGGCAAAAACCCTGAATTGTCATTGCCCTCATCTTTGGAACTTTCATTTTTATGCCTGTCCCAAATACCTTCAATTCGTATAACGGATGTTTTTCACACCATGAGGCATACTCCTGAGCCTTATCTAAAAGCTCTT